GGTTTTTGCTCAATCTCGATGGCAAAGTTCCACTCGCAAATCTCTGCACATCTATGAGATTTGACGGAGAGCATCTGATCTGCTCCAATGAGTATTCAAAGATAGGTACGTTAAACTTTAGCAATTGCTTTTATTTCGGTGACGATAACATTTCTGGATTGGTAAAAGAGAAAGAGCTTGCAAATCCAACCTACACGTGTTATGATTGGATTGCATTCAACAGCGGGGGCAAGCACGAAATCGATTACATGTGGGTGGGCGATGATTTCGTTAAGGAAATCTGGTTCTACTCATCGGATCGTATGTGCGGCAACTCTCCCGTTAAGGATGCGTGTGCTGTATCAGCTCTGACGCAAGATCAGCTGTCCGAGTTTGATTACAGCGAAACTATGGCTAGATTCAAAATGATCTCCGAGATGGAGAAGAGAGGAATGAAAGGAAGGCAAAATGGTTACTCAACAAACGGAAACCCCAAACATTATAAATTTCGAACAACACCTATCAGACGAACAAAGCGCAGAGATCCAATGGAGATTATATCAAAAGACGATCGGGTATCGCTTCCGAAAGTATCGACACGATCTCTTCTTGAGATTCTTGAGGCGTCTTGCCCCGCCTACGATAGATTTCTAAGGTATTTGTAGTGCCCCAGCATATTCACATGGCGGGTATCATACCGGTGGCTGGCTTAGAAACTGATTTTAATCAACAATTACCAGAAGTTATGATGCCTGTGGACGCAGCCTTTACCGCCATCCAGAAGTCGGTTTATGAGTGTGCCATAGCTGGATGTCAGACGATTTGGATTGTCGCCAACAATGATTTGGCGCCTATTATCAGAAACACTGTGGGGGAATGGATTTACGATCCAGTTTATTATGAGACAAAATCTATGTTTCCATCGGAAAACCGCAAAGAAATACCTATTTACTATGTCCCTGTCCATCCAAAGGATCGCGATAAGCGCGACTCTTATGGTTGGTCTATCCTTTATGGAGCATACAGCGCATGGTTAGTAGCAGCAAAAATATCAAAATGGGTATTGCCGGAAAAGTATTACGTTTCATTCCCGTTGTCAGTTTACGATTTATCATTTTTGCGTACGCATCGCTTAGAGATCGCAGCAAGGGATACCAACTTTTTTCTTTCTTACGAAGGAAAAACAGTTAAAGATGATCTACCTATAGCATTCACATTTAATGGAGACGATTTTAAAGCATGCCGAAACCACATAAACCAAACAACCTCTCGGGAATATTTACCCCGTTCACCCGGCCAAATTTTCCCGACGCACAAACTGCCATACGACGAGCGATGGTCAGCCCGACACTTCCCGCTGAGCAAAGTGTTGAAGAAAGTATCCGAGAAAAACCGCATCCTAAAAAGCGTTAATTGGTATTACGATATATCTCAATGGGATAACTACAAAGCTTATCTGGGCTCAAAAAATATTATAGAAAAACCAAAATACCCATTGACAACAGCTCACAAACACGCTAAAATACCATATAGGGTCGAGGAAGGAAATGAAAATACTTAAAAGCCTGTGGCATAGGCTTACGCACAAGCTACAACATTTTAGGTGGTCACACTTTAAAAACCTGTTACGTGAGCATGGGCTTGCGTTTCTTGTTATATTCCTCATTTGGGAAATTATCGAAGACATCATGTTTCCGCTACTGTTTATATGGTTGGGCAACAATGTTAATCCGTGGTTTCTCACAGGCGCACCAGTAAGCTGGCTGTTGTGTCTTCACCCTATCGCAGTCCCAGTTATGTGGGCAATTTGGGTTAAAATTTCAAGGAGAAAGAATGAGTCGAAAGACATCGAAGATCAAGTTTGTGGGACTCCATGCCCATAGTGTAGCAGGTTCCATCTTTGATGCGCTTGGGTATCCCCAGGCGCATATGGATTTTTGCTACGACAATGGAGGAGAGGCATTGGCGCTCACCGATCATGGAAACATGAACGGGCTAGCGTATCAGGTTCTGCACGCCAAGAAGATGCAGGAGGCCGGCAAGGACTTCAAGCCTATTTATGGTTGTGAGGCGTATTTCATTCCCTCTATTGAGGAGTGGCGGGAAGAATACGAGAAAGCAATGGAAGATAAGAAGCGCGCACGCTCCGTCAAGAAGGACGAGCAGTCAGGCGCCACCGTTGAAGACGAGGGCAGCAGTAAGAAGACGCAAGACATCCTGCGCCGGCGCCGGCACCTTGTACTACTGGCACAAAACCAGAAGGGCCTGAACAACTTGTTCAAGCTGGTGTCAGAATCTTATCAGTCAGAGAACTTCTATCGCTATCCGCGTATCGATTACAAGCTGCTCAAGAAGTACAACGAGGGCATCATCGCTGCCTCTGCTTGTCTTGGCGGTGTGTACGCTGGAAACTACTGGGAGAACCGAGAAGAAGGCGACGAGGCTGTGCTCAATGCGATGAGCGAAACAACCGAGAAGATGGTAGACATCTTTGGTGATCGCTGGTACGCAGAGATTCAATGGAACAACGTAGAGGATCAACACAAGCTAAACCAATACATAATCCAGACCGCACAGAAGCACGACGTTAAACTTCTCAGCACAGCTGACAGTCACTACCCTGACCCTGAAGCTTGGCGAGATCGAGAACTGTACACTCGCCTAGGGTGGCTCGGTAAGGGCGGCCTTCCCGAATACATGAAGTCGGAACTGCCCGAGGGCGTTGAAGAGGTGGGGTATGAGCTGTATCCTAAGAACGGCGATGAAATGTGGGCAAGCTATAAGAAATATGCGACAGAGGGCGGCTTCAAGTATGACGATCAGGTTATTCTAGACAGTATTGAAGAGTCGCACCGTATCGCGTTTGACCGCATTGAAAAGTTCTTCCCTGACAATACTGTGCGTTTGCCAAGTTTCGTGGTGCCAGCAGGCTTTACAGCGACCCAGGCGCTAGTCCAGTATTCTCTTGAGGGATTGAAGGAGCGAGGCTTTCAAGGTAATCCAGAATATATTCAAAGACTTAAGCACGAGCTAGACGTTATTGATGACCGAGGCTTCTCCAAGTATTTCTTGACGATGAAGTCTATCGCAGACGTAGCCTCCACAATGATGCTGGCCGGCCCTGGTCGTGGTTCTGCCGCAGGCTCGCTGGTGGCTTATGCGCTGGGCATTACACAGGTCGATCCTATCAGGCACGGTCTACTGTTCTCTCGGTTCCTGCGCTCCGATGCTACAGACTACCCTGATATTGACTATGATATATCTGATAGCATGGCGCTGAAGGAGAAGCTTGTAGAAATGTGGGGTGCCGACTGCGTTGCTCCAATCTCTAACTGGAACACGCTCCAGCTGCGCTCGTTAATCAAGGACATCTCAAAGTTCTATGACGTACCATTCACGGAGGCGAACACAGTCACATCTGTGATGATCCGAGAAGCAACGCCCGAGGCTAAGAAGAAGCACGGCATCAAGGCTGGTATCTATGCGCCCACATGGGAAGAGACAATGGAGTTCTCGCCATCACTGCGCGCATACCTGAACAAGTATCCAGCAGTTAAAGCTCACGTTGAAGGCCTTGTCGGTCAGGTGCGGTCGTGTTCCCGTCACGCTGGTGGCGTGGTCATCGCTGAGAACCTAGATCAGAGTATGCCGCTGATTAACTCCGGTGGTGTACGGCAGGCACCGTGGGCAGAAGGTCAGAACGTCAGGCACCTGGAACCCATGGGCTTCATTAAGTTTGATTTGCTGGGTCTGTCTACGTTAAAGATGATGGAAGGCGCCATCGAGCACATTCTTCGTCGGCATCACGGTATTGAGAATCCAACCTTCGCACAAGTGCGAGAGTATTACGACGAGCACCTACACCCAGACAGGATTGACCTTGATAACCAAGAGGTATACGAGAATATCTTTCACAAGGGCAAGTGGGCTGGAGTCTTTCAGTTTACCGAACAAGGAGCACAAGGATTTTGCACAAAGGTCAAGCCGCGAAACATTATTGATGTCTCTGCTGTGACCTCTATCTTCCGCCCTGGGCCTTTGTCGGCTGGTGTTGACGCAGACTACGTGGAAGCCAAGGAAAGCCCGCACAAAATCTCATACCTATCAGATGAAGCATGCGAGATTACCGAAGAAACATTCGGCTTCCTAATCTTTCAGGAGCAAATCGCACTGCTGGGCCACAAGCTCGGTGGACTGACGCTTGATGAAGGCAACATGTTACGCAAGGTGTTGACCAAGAAGGGCACCGGCAAAGGGTCCGTAAAACACAAGCTCCATACAAAGTTCATTAAGGGTTGTGTTGACAAGGGTATAGCCCGTGACGCTGCACAAGACTTGTGGGATAAGTTTGAGTTCTTCTCAGGCTACGGCTTCAACAAGTCGCATGCGGTCAGCTACTCCATCATCTCGTTTCAGTGTGCGTGGTTGCTGAACTACTACCCTGCGGAGTGGATGGCAGCGTTTCTTGACAAGGAGCCCGAGACCAGAAAGGAGAAAGCAATCAACATCGCCAAGAAGTATGGCTTTAAGATTGCTCCCTTGCACATCAATAAGTCGGGCACAGTCTGGGAGATCAGCGACGATGGCAAGACAATGATTCAGCCACTCACCTCTATCAAGGGCCTGGGTATGGCAGCAATCGATCAGATCCTTGCGAACCGCCCGCTCAACAACGCCGAAGAGCTTTTGTTCAACGAGGGTATCACATACTCTAAGCTAAACAAGAAGTCTCTGGATGCGTTGTGTCGGGGCGGTGCGCTGGATGACATCATTGATGATCGCTTCACTGGCAGAAAACATTTTTGGTCTGCCTGTATCGTAGACCGCCCAAAAAATCCCAAGAGATTTTCTGAGAATTTGGAACTTTACCGACCAGAGGGCGACTTCACCGAAGAAGAGATTATCCAGTTCAAGACCGAGCTGACCGGCGTATTTCCTATTAACTTGGTTATCACACCAGCTACAGTCCAGAGGCTACAGGAGAAGTTTGTGCCTCCTATCTCTGAGTTTGATCAGGAGCTACAGGTGTGTTGGTTCATCCCGCGCAAGATTGTTCCGAGAAAGACAAAGAACGGAAAGAACTATTGGATTGTCGAGGTAATTGACTCTAACAACGAACTGACTAAGATTAGATGTTGGGGCATCAAGCCCGAGAAGGATCGAATTCACTTGAACCGCCCATACATGGCTCGCTTAAAGTACGACGAGAACTGGGGCTTTTCAACCTACGCCGTAGGTAAAACATTCAGACTACTAGGATAAAAAATGAACATTATTTATACACCGAGCGCACTGCTCAAAGAAGTTAAGTTTAGAAGCGAGAGTTTGCCCGTCGTTATTCGCGTCAACAAGTTTGATGAGAAGGCCGCGGAAGATTTCTCCAAGTCTGTGGCGAGAGCCCAAAATACAGGCCAACCTACATTGCCAATTATTATTGATAGCTATGGCGGTCAAGTTTATAGCCTCATGTCAATGATTTCGGATATTGAGCATTCGCGCATCCCGGTTGCTACCATTGTTCAGGGCAAGGCGATGTCGTGCGGAGCCATCTTGTTTAGTTTCGGCGTTGAGGGTATGAGATACATGGATCCCGATGCTACCGTTATGATCCACGATGTGAGTTCGATGGGGTGGGGAAAGGTCGAAGAGATCAAAGCTGATGCGAAAGAAGTCGAGAGACTAAATCAAAAGATTTATCGTATGATGGCTAAGAATTGCGGTCATCACGAAGAGTACTTCCTTGATATTGTTCACGAAAAGGGTCATGCTGATTGGTTTCTAGACGCCAAAGAAGCGAAGCGCCACAAACTAGCCAACAAGCTAAAAGTGCCAGAAATGAAGATTGGGGTTAAAGTAGAGTTTGAGTTCAAGTAGGATGGGCTACTTATGATATGGGTGCATATCAACGATTACGATGGAAGCGGGTGTTAAACGACTGCAAGCACGCCAAGCAAGAGCTTGAGCTGGTGAAAAGTCTTAACCGCGAAGTTGCACCCTCCTTCCAGGAATATTATGAGACATTTTTGCAGGAACACGACGTGGACTTGAATGAATTGAACCAACAGCACGCTGAGCGTATCAGAGAGGCATATGATATTCCCGAAGTAGTTGAGATAGATGGTAGTGTTCCGTTGGAGCCCGGGGATGCGTCGCTTATAGTCGATGTAGAGCCCCGCGACAAGACCGAAGAAGAGCGCCTTTCTGAAGATGATATTGTGTTGCATGGTATTTTTGCAAAGCTTTTTAAGAAGATAGCGCTAAAGGTGCACCCGGATAAGGCCGATCCTCTCAAGCATTCTTACTTGGAACGGCGCCAGAGGGAGCAAGATTTTCGGGAAGCAAACAAGGCCTTAGAATCTAAAGAGTATTTTACTCTCATTGAAATTGCAGAAAAGCTTGACATTTCGCTCCCAACCAATTATGATCAACAGATAAGATGGATGAACAATCAAATAGATCAAACCAATCGAGAACTCATGGCACAAAAAAGCACTTACAGCTATATCTTTTCAAGCAAAGAGACTAAAGAAGAAAAAGATTTAGTAATGCGCCAGTTTGTTAAACAATTATTTGGCTTAAATCTATAAAAACCATTGACAGGGCGATCGACCCTTGTTATAATAATAAAGTATCCAAGGAGGGATAAAATGGCTTCAACTAATGAAGAAAGAAAGCGCTATGTCAAGGAATATATTCGTTCGCTGGCGGCAATTGAAGAGTGTATCGAGCCTTACAAGGAGCAGAAGCGAGAGCTGCGCTCTGAGTTCCGTGAGAACGGGTGGCTCAATACCGACGAGATCCGAGCCGCTGTGAAGGCATACCGTCTTTATAAGGGCAAGGTAAATATTGACGAGGTTGTTGAGAACTTCAATATGTTCTCGGGAGGAGACGAGCAGTGATTATTGAGTACACCAAGACGCGAGAAGACGCACACAGCCCACAACGGGCAAACCCATCGGACGCTGGGCTAGATGTTTTCTACTCCGCAACAGGGCCGCAAGAGATTATTGCGGTTCACCCCAACACCAGTATGCTGGTGCCCACGGGCCTGCGCTTTGGTGTGCCTCACGGCTATATGCTTGAGGTGAAAAATCGCTCAAGCGTGGCGGCTAAGTTAAACTTGGTGGTTGGCGCTTGTGTGATTGATTCGGGCTATGATGGCGAAGTGTTCATCAATGTCCACAACATTGGACGCGATACGCGCGTCATCCAAGATGGCGACAAAATCGCACAACTGGTAATGATGCCGGTCGTACATTTTCAGCCGCAAGAAAACACAGAGGGTACCCTATATGAGTACCCCAAGACAATTAGTCAGAGAGGCACAGGAGCCCTAGGGAGTACCGATGGATGAAGAGTTTTTTTGCACAAAGCCATGTAGTAAATATGGCCATCTGTGCACGAAGCCAAATGGTCATTCCGGCGCCTGTAGCTATACCCATGTTTCTAGAGCTATTCGAACTTATGTTGATTCCAAGGCGGGAGACAAGCTTAGTTGCGACTCTTATGTAACGCCGGGAAATAAAGGGGCCGCAAAGAATCGCGCTGATCGCTGCGACCCCGTGCAGTATAGCAAGCAGCAAATCTATGAAGCCAATAAGCGCGGAGAAGTAGGAATATGTATTCCCCAACGATTTGCATCTACTCCCTATGATTGTTTTAAGATCAATATTGAATTAGCCACTCAAATCGTTAGTATTCATGGAATTTCTGACTCTCTAGATACTGATGATCCCGCCATGGTCTATCTGGTTTCCCGCGCACAAGAACGATATCCGCAGGGGCTACAGTGTAGGATCTGCAAGCAGCCTATTTTTTTAGAGGATTTTTATACAGCGCATGGCACCAGCACCCCCAAGAGCGTTCAGCTGGGGCATATAATCCCCCATCCTCAAGGAAAAGATCAAACTGCTCATATCGCTGGGAACACACAATGGATCCATCGAGATTGCAACATTATCCAAGGTGATAAAACTGAGGATGAAACTCTTAAAGCACTAGCCGCCATATTGGACAGTCACGGATGGTTTGACAATAGTGAGGCATGCCCATGACAGAAATACTTAATACTGTAACCTGCGGAGATGCCATTGAGAAATTGCGTACGCTTCCTGATAAATCAGTCAATTTGGTGTGTATCGACCCTCCCTATAATATTGCTAAAGATGAGTGGGACAAGCTTGGAATTGTCAAGAAAGGCTACGGCGGCAATACCGAAAATAACTACGGTGACCATTATTTTGATTGGATGACCACAGTGTTTCAGGAGCTTGAAAGGGTGCTTAAAGATAACGGGTCGTTCTTCTTCTTTCACAATGACTTCCGGATGACAGCCGAATTAGATCGTCGTATCCAACAACATACCGGCTTTGTGCTTAAGAATTTTATTGTATGGAATAAGCGTTTTGAGGGATCTCCTAAGAAGGGATTTTTAGACGGCTATGTTGTAAAGACCGGTCTTACCTCGTTCAATAAAATGTGCGAGTATATTATGTTCTATACATTCAATAACGCTTGGAAGCTTAAGGCGGCCCGAGAAGAATTAGGAGTAAAACAGTCTACGATCTCCAAGGAGATTCTTTCTAAAAATGGAAACATGACCGGATGGTATTCCAATATAGAGACGGGCAAAAATTATGTAACCGAGGAAACTGTTCAGCCGATTACTAAGCATTTGGGGCTCACGTATGATGATATAGTTCCTAAATTTTATAATCAAAAGACCCATCATTCGGTCTGGAATTATGATTTGGATGGGCGCAAGCGAGGGCATATTACGCCCAAGCCAGTGGCTTTACTGGAAAATATTATCCGTCATGTGACTGATGAAGGCGATGTGGTCTTGGATTGTTTTGCTGGGACGTCTTCGACCGCGGTCGCATGCCTTAATTTGCGACGATCGTATATTATGATCGAAAAAAACCCAGCTTATTGTGAGCTATCTCGACAGAGAATAGCCCACCACCCGCGGAATATAAATGATTAGAGAGACACTAAAGCGATGGTGGCGACGTTTATATCGACCCGTAGCTCGGTGGCTTTATAATACCGCATTTGTTCAACGACGTATTCAACAAGAATTAGGAGAGGAAAAATCTGATGAATAAAGAAACACAAAAAACAATGTTTAGCTCAAAGACAGGCGAGTGGGCAACCCCTCAAGAGTTCTTTGATAAACTTAACTGGCGCTTCGGGCCTTTTGATTTAGATCCGTGCGCCAACCCTCACAATACGAAGTGTGCCAACTTCTACACCGAGGCTGAAAACGGACTATCAAAAGATTGGGCCGGCCACACTACCTTTGTTAACCCTCCATATGGAAGGGGCATTGACAAGTGGATCGAGAAAGGCTATAATACCGCTAAGGATGGAGAATCCAGAGTGGTCATGCTAATCCCAGCGCGTACTGACACAAAGTATTGGCACAGTTACGTGATGAAGGCTTCAGAGGTCTACTTTCTCAAGGGTCGGCTAAAGTTCGGAGACAGTGTTAACAGCGCTCCCTTCCCTTCGGCCATTGTCGTGTTCGGCGGCACCGGCCATCAGATATTTGGGACGATGAATCGATGAATCGAAAGCAGCGCCGCGCCATGGAGAAGAAAGTAGGTAAGGAAAACTCGCAAAATCTCGCCGAAAAAATTTTCCAATTTGAGCAATTGCCCGACGAATGTTTGGCGTGTTTGAAGCCTTTCGATAAGGCGAATAGAGAGATGGTTACAACTTGGAATGTGGTGGTTCGGGACAAAGATACAGTAAGGCTCTATTGTCCCGACTGTTGGCAGATGGCCACTAAAACTTATGAACGCTATTGTGACGAACAAGGAGAAAAAGATGCAAAACATTAAAAAGTTAAATCTTGATGGCGTTGGGGATCTTGTTTATCGATCATCCGCACCCCCACATTTGATCAAGTTCTATTCTAGCCGGTGCGATATGTGCCACAAGCTAGCGCCCTTCTATGAAGATTTAGCAGATGAATTTCACGATCAGATGGACTTTTTTGTGTTTGATGTGGATTTGATAGGGGACGCCATAGAAGTGGTCTTCCCCGAAGTAAAAGGTGTACCTACTTTGTGCACCGTCACTGCGCCCGGGCAGCTCCGTTCTATACCGGATCCGCCTGAGCCCTCTGAAGATACTTGGTATCACGAGAGCGATATTCGTAATTTTATTAAGGAGATGTTACAATGAATACGAAACTTTATCAAGCTGCCATAGCTCAACTGCGCAGTCGCGCGCTGGCGTCGTTAGCCTCGATCGAGCGGCTTTTGGACGACAAAGCCCATCACCCGCCCCAGATCGATGTAACTGAGCATATCGTCAAACATGCTCTAGAGCTAGTACAGCACGAAGGCGCAATGCACAGCTTGCAACAGTATTTCGAACGACCTCAAGCCCCGCGTCGCGCGCCACCGCCGGTAGCGCCAGCACCGCCGGCAACTTCGACGGAGCCTCCTTTGGTGGTTACGCCCGAAATGTCTCCTACTTATCGGGAGTCTCTTGAGAAGCAGAAGATCAAAGAGAGCGCCACAAAAGCGAAGTCGAAGAGGAAGAAGAAAGATGAATAACTGTTATTCTTATGACGATGTGCTGCTGATTCCTCAGTATTCCGACATCCGCTCTCGCAGCGATATCGATATCTCTACTGACTTAGGAAAAGGCGTCATACTTCAGTTGCCTATCTTTGCTTCACCGATGGATACAATTTCGGAAGGGGCGATGGGCAGTGCAATGGGCAAAGTTGGCGCTAGCGCTATCGTTCATCGATATAACACAATCAAAGAACAGATGGCTGAGATCAATAAAGTCCAGTCCCCCCGCATCATCGGCGCCGCCGTTGGTATCTCTGGGGACTACCTTGAGCGCGCTAGCGCAGTGGTGGATTACGGCGCCGACTTCTTATGCGTGGATGTGGCTCATGGCCACCACATTATGATGAAAGAGGCCTTATATGAACTGAGAAAATTGTTTGGTGATGATTATCACATCATGGCTGGAAACGTAGCTACTCGCCAAGGTATCAACGATCTTGCAGATTGGGGAGCTGATAGTGTAAGGTGTAATATCGGTGGTGGGTCTATTTGTTCCACACGCATCCAGACTGGCCATGGCCTACCAGGGTGGCAAACGATTGTTGAATGCTCCATGACAGATAGAGACGTTAAAGTTATTGCCGATGGAGGCATTAAAAATTCAGGTGACATCGTTAAAGCGCTGGCAGCTGGAGCAGACGCAGTGATGGTGGGTTCTTTGCTTGCTGGAACCACCGAGGCGCCTGGAGATATTCTTATGGATGCGAAGGGTAGTCGATGGAAAACTTATCGCGGAATGGCCTCTAAGGAGGCCCAGGTAGAATGGCGCGGAAAGTATTCATCCTTCGAAGGCGTGGCCACTCGCGTCCCATGTCGAGGCTCTGTTAAGTTAATACTTGAGGACTTAGAAAAAGGCATCCGTTCTGGCTTTTCATACACCGGCGCCCGCAACTTGCGAGAGCTACAAGCTAAAGCGCAGTTTGTTTCACAAACCACATCTGGCTTATCAGAAAGCCGCACCCATATCAATACGAGGAGTTGGTAATGTCCGATGACGTAGCCAATCCTCATTTGGATAAGAAGGTTGCGTTTGTTGAAAATACACACCAACATGCTAAACTTATCTTAAAGTTACGACATGATGGTGTAACCCAGTCAAAGTTCTTTCGCGCCATGATTGCTGGATATCTTGACGGCGATGAGCGTATACAAAGCTACATTGACGATATGAAGCCACAGAATAAGAGGAAGAAGGCAAAATCAAAGCAGTTGAGAGACAAAGGAAAGCAGAAGATGGAAGATTTTGGATTGAATGACGGAGAGATAGAAAATATATTTGACCTCATCGAAGAGGAGCACCCAGAGCTATGAAAAAAGTTGATGGCTTACGCGAGTGCGCACGTGAATGTATGAGAAGAAAAAAGAAATGCAAGGAAGTGCACTGCCGCCTTTGGCAAGATTACCCCGATGAATATAATTGTACTTTGGTATCGGTCCACGATCATGGACCTATGACGTTGCGAGAAATTGCCGAGCGAGAGCATCTCTCATTCGCGAGAATAAAACAAATAGAAACGAAGGCCCTTAAAAAGCTTAAGTCTTTAAATTTAATAGAAGCTTTTCGATTTTGATGCCATTATCGAAAGAACTTACTATTTATTTTTGAAGTTTTGTCATTATACAAGGAGAATTTACAATGGCTCGTAAGAAATTACTAACAGAAGGCGAGATTCGCCAATTTATGAAGCTCGCTAACTTGCGACCTATTGATAGGAAAAAGCTCAGTGAGTATGGCATGCCCCCTGGTAACCGGGAGGAAGAAGATGAGCTTGGCGACGAAGATGCGCTAGCCGACGAGGAAGGCGCCGAGCTTGATGCAGCCGAAGATGATTTGGCTATGGATGATGCAGGCGGCGCCGGCGACATGATCTCCATGGATGATTTTATGAGTGCTCTTGAGCAGGCCATCGAAGAGGTGACTGGTGAAGAAGCCGATGTCTCTGAAGAGCCCGGTGATGAAGAAATGGACATGGAAATGGACATGGAAATGGGCCCCGAAGGCGGCGAAGAAGTCGAGATGGAAATGGGCGCAGAAGAAGAGATGATGCAAGAAATCGTTCGTCGTGTCATGGAGCGCCAGAAGTATGGCGGCAACAAGGGCGATATTCCCGATGCTGATCGTAAAAAGAAGGGCCATTATGGCCGTGGCGGAAAGACTAGGGAAACAGCAGAAGAAGAAGGCGAGGAAGACTTTAAAGAAGGTCTGGCGGATGCCCGTCCTGCGCCCCATCGCAGACCGCGCGGATTACCTCGTCAGCCTGACGATGACGATCCTGCCAACCTAGAGCCTCTCGTTGGAGAGCCTTCCGAGGTGGAGGGTGGATACCCCTATGATCCCGCAGAAGACGAAGAGGCTGCAGCCAGAGGTGGGCGCCGTCGCCCGTCCCGTCGCTCTCCCTCCGGAGTGCGGATGCCGGCTATGGGCATGGAAGAGCAATTAGTTAACCGGGTGGCGCAAAGAGTCGCCGCACGACTCCAGGCTGAGACGCGCAAGCAACAGGTTGTTGATACCCTTGCTGAACGGATCATGAGAAGGCTTACAAAATAGTTGACAACTTAATAGGAATATGATACATTAACCACTGATATTCTCAGTGGTTAATTTTTTTGAGGCGACAATGGGTCCGTGGTGGTTATATTTATTAGTTTTTATATTTGGGTATTTGACTCATAAAACATTTTATTTCTTTAGATCGATGCGTCTTAGCTTGGGTTTAATACGTGTGTCGCAACTAGTTAGTTTAGCGGTATTAGCTAAGGCCATGGAGCACTTTTATTATTCTCATACGGCGCGCCTGCGGCAAATGAGAGAAGATGATGAAGGAGCAGACGCTTTAAAAGAATGCCGTCGCGTTTTCGGAAAAGAGATCGCTTCCTATCAAGACAC